TGGGCTGAGAACTCATCGGCGGGGATGAGCCAATCATCATGTGTTGGGGCAAGAAGGCTGGCTAAGTCGTTGCCAGACTGCACATAATCGTTGGCATCACCTTGAACTGGTGGAACCACTGTGCGTGCGCCGTACTTAGCACTGGCCTGCTCGGCTTAGCGCTGGCCAACACCAGATGCGTCATTGTCGGCCACGATCACGATCTCTTGGGCTGGGCCGTGCATCTCGCGCAACTTGCCTGTGACCGGGACAAGGTTGCTGGCGCTGTAGGCCACGATCACGGGGCGGTTGGTGATCTCGTGAATGGTTGCCGCGGTGGCGAAGCCTTCGGCCATATAAAGTGGTCCAGGCTCATCCAGTGAGCCTAGCTGCCAGAATTTCCCGCCAGTTTGCCCACCGGGGTGATAGAGTTTGCCGCCATCGTGGGCAATGTATTGGAGCGTGCTCAAACTGCCGTCCTGATCGTACAAGGGCACCATCAGCCGACCATCACCCGTAATGCGTGCGCCATGAACGCCGATTCCCTTTTTGGCCAGGTAAGGGTGCTCGGGGCTGGCCGGGTTGGCTGTAGCCCAGATTTGCTCGACTGTCTCGCTGGCGACTTGGTGCTGGCGAATAATCTCAGCATCTCGCACGGCCTTGGACTCAGCAAGGCGCTTGACGTGGATCATTTCCTCGGTGTGCGTGAGCTTTCGGCCAACGTCTGCCCTGAAAGTGGCCTCAATGCCTGCTCTCCAGCAGCCGAATCGTCCCGCCGGGATGCCATCGCCAAAGACCAAGTACCAGCCTGGCTTATCAATGCCTGGCTTGCCTTTTGTGCCAGATTTGAAGCGGTGAATCTTGCCATCCATCTCAATGTGATCTGGTGGCTCAAGGCCAGCAGCCCTGATGGCGTCAATGAGCTGCGCCTCTGGGGATGCAACGATTTTCTCGGGTGGTGGCGACCAAGGTCCACCAAGAACTTTGGAGAGGTCAGCCATGCGTCACCTTCCGGCTTTCCAAATAGTCCGACAAAGCCTGCAAGACTTTGTGCGTGGGGTTTGCGTTGGGGTTGTCACGCACTTGGCGAATGGTGTTGTAGTGAACGCCAGTGGCCTCTGCCACCTTGATTGGCATTCGGTCTGAAAGTGCGTGGCGTATTTGTTCTAGGGTCATCATGTTTTGTCCTTGTTAAAAAAAAATGTTGTGATGTGCGAATCATACGCTATAATGTCGCTACACCACAAACAGATTCCCTGACAGTGGTGCAAAAAAAGGAGAGCCAGATGGCTATCAATTTGAAATCGACTGGCGGTTTAACTGCCAATGGGGTTAAGTTGCTTGTTTACGGGCAAGCTGGTGCAGGTAAGACCACTTTGGTCAAGACGCTGCCCAATGTGATCGTATTGTCTGCGGAGGGTGGTTTGCTGTCCATTCAGGACGCTGATCTGCCTTACATCGAGATTGCAAGCATGGATGATCTGCGTGAGGCATTTACATGGTGCCGTGACAGCCAAGAGGCAACTGGCTTTCAGTCGGTGGCGCTTGACTCAATCAGCGAGGTGGCTGAAGTGGTGCTGGCCCATGAAATGAAGAAGTCCAAGGACGGGCGTGCAGCTTATGGTGAGATGAACACCACCATGCAAGAGCTTATCCGTGCGTTCCGTGATTTGCCGGGCAAGCATGTCTACATGAGCGCCAAGCTGGAGAAGTCCACCGATGAGATGGGCAAGATGCTCTACAACCCAGGGATGCCCGGCAAGAGCTTGACCCAAGGCTTGCCATACTTCTTTGATGAAGTGCTGGCGTTGCGTGTGGAGCGTGATGCAGAGGGCAATACCCAGCGGGCGCTGATGTGCGACAGCGATGGTCTGTGGCTGGCCAAAGATCGCTCGGGCAAGCTGGAGGCTTGGGAAGCGCCAGATTTGGGTGCAATCATTAACAAGATTGGGGACAGAGCATGAGAAAAAACGACCAAGCCTTTCCAGTTGGCTACAACGGGCACGTGGGTATGACGCTGAGAGATTACTTTGCGGCGAAGGCAATGCAATCACTAATTTTGGACAAACATTTTCAAAACTCGACTGAAACCCAACCAGAAATGTTGTTTGAACTGTATATAAATTTGGCAGATGAATCTTACGATCTGGCAGACGCCATGCTGGAGGCAAGAAAGAAATGATCGAAACCACCGACATGGCCGAGTTGGCCCAGATGTGGCTCAGAGCAAAACAGGAAGAAAAAGATGCGACAGAAGATCGCCGAGATATTGAAGACCACATCAAGAAGCTGGCAAGAATCTCAGACCAACTTGACAGCACAGAGACCGTCGGTGCAGCAGGTTTTGAGATCAAGATCGAAGGACGCATCGACCGCAAGGTCGATTCAGAGAAGCTGCAAATGCTTGCCACTGAAGCCGGACTGAGCGATCACCTTGCAACACTTTTCCGGTGGAAGCCGGAGATCAACATGTCGGTTTGGAAAGCAGCCGACGAATCCATCACCGGGCCTTTGGCTGGTGCTATTACGGCCAAGCCTGGCCGCCCATCTTTCAAAATCATCCCCAAGGAGTAAATCATGGCTTTTCTGAACGAAGAATTTAACGTCAACGACATGCCTGTTGGCAACACTGGCAGTTTTGAGCCTTTGCCTGCTGGCTGGTACACCGCCACAATCTCGCAAGCCGAGCTGAAGGCCACCAAGGCTGGCAATGGTCAGTACATCAAGCTGCGTTACGACATCACTGGCCCAAGCCATCAAGGCCGGGTTGTGTTTGGCAACTTGAACATCAAGAACGCCAACCCTAAGGCCGAGGAGATTGGTCGCCAGCAGTTGGGCGACATCATGCGTGCGATTGGCTTGGCGAAGGTGACTGACACAGATCAGTTGATTGGTGGCCAGATCAGCATCAAGCTGGAGGTCAAGCAAGACGAGCAGTATGGAGCCAGCAACGAGGTTAAGGCTTTTAAGTCTGTCTCGGGTAGTGCTGCGCCATCGGCTGCGTCTTTTGCAGCACCGGCTGCTGCGCAGATCAGTGTTGGCAAGGCCGCGCCACCTTGGGCTAAGAAGTAAGTTTTGGGCCGAAAGCGGATGCTGGGCAACGCGCCGTAAGAGAGTAGGCGAAAGCCTTGTAGCACCCAGACGCAGCGAGTAGGCCCACCCAAAAAAATGCCCCGACTGGTTAGGGTCGGGGCAAACTTCATCGAGGAAACAATCATGAAAATACCCGAGAGTGATCATAACATTCAGGCGCTAATTGACAAGCACCATGAAGCAATCGCAGAAGTCCCTCGCCCTCACCTTGGAGCCAGTACGCTGGGCCATGTGTGTGATCGGTGGCTTTGGCTGTCGTTTCGGTGGGCTGTGCAGCCTAAGTTCTCTGGCCGCATCTTGCGCTTGTTCAGGCGCGGACACCAAGAAGAAGCCAACATCATCAGCGACCTGCGTGCCATTGGTGTAGATGTGCGCAAGGTCTCAAGTCAGCACCGGGTCGATTTTGGTAGCCATGTTTCAGGGTCGCTTGATGCGATCATTGACTCTGGCGTGCCTCAAGCGCCAAAGACCAAGCATGTGGCCGAGTTCAAGACGCACAGCAAGAAGTCGTTTGATGCGCTGGTCAAGGACGGCGTGGAGAAGTCCAAGCCCGAGCACTTTGTGCAGATGCAGGTTTACATGGCTGGCACTGGTCTAGACCGTGCGCTGTATGTGGCTGTCTGCAAGGACGATGACCGGATCCACACCGAGCGCGTGAAGCTAGACAAGGATATGGCTGATAAGGCCATACGCCGAGGGCACTACATTGCTTTGAGCGACAACATGCCGCCACCGATCAGCACCGATGCCAGTTGGTATCAGTGCAAGTTCTGTGATGCCCATGAGTTCTGCCATGAGTCCAAGACCACCAAGCATGTGAACTGCCGCACCTGTGCGATGGCCACACCGCTGTCGGACTCGACCTGGCACTGCGGCAAATGGGACGATGTTATTCCGGTGGACGCACAGCGCAATGGCTGCGACGGCCATGTCCTGCACCCTGATCTGGTGCCTTGGCAGCGCAAAGATGGGCCTAACGAATTCACTGCGGTCTATGAGATCAATGGCACAACTGTGGCCAATGGCGACCCAGAGCAAGAGGGTGTGTTCAGTAGCAAGGAACTGCTGGCTAACGCTGGTGCGTGCGCTGACAAGGGCTGGACGCAGCTGCACGATATGCGCAAGCAGTTTGGTGGAAGGGTTGTAGCGTGAACAAACAAGGAGAATTAAATGAGTTGGCTCTTTTCGCAGGTGCTGGTGGAGGAATACTTGGCGGGAAACTTCTCGGATGGCGAACAGTCTGCGCCGTTGAATGGGAACCCTATCCAGCAAGCGTACTGTGCGCCAGACAAAATGACGGACTTCTCCCGCCTTTCCCGATTTGGGATGACGTTCAAACCTTTGACGGAAAGCCGTGGAGAGGAATTGTTGACGTCGTTTCGGGCGGGTTTCCATGCCAAGACATCTCATCAGCCGGAAAAGGTGCAGGGATTGATGGAGAACGATCAGGAATGTGGAGCCACATGGCGAGGGTGGTTGGCGAAGTACGACCCAGATACGTCTTTGTGGAGAACAGCCCAATGCTCGTTACTAGAGGACTTGAACGAGTCCTTGGCGACCTTACCGCGCTCGGGTATGACACGAAATGGACTGTTATGGGCGCTGCCGATGTTGGAGCAAACCACCAAAGAGACAGAATTTGGATTGTTGCCTACTCCCGTCAGATCGGATTGGAAAGGCACTTCTCGAAAAAGCAAATTCGACAACAGGGCAAGGCAATATCAAGCATGGGACGATGGGACGGAAGCATCAACCCTGTATCCAAACCCATTGGCGTACGAAGCCTTAATGGGGTGGCCGCTGGGGTGGACAGACTTAAAGCCATTGGTAACGGACAAGTCCCCTTATGTGCTGCAACAGCATGGAGACTGTTAAATGCTGCGTGAATACCAACAGCGCACCATCGACCAGCTTTATGCTTGGTTTGAGGCTGGTGGCCGTGGCAACCCTTGCCTAGTGCTGCCGACCGGCTCCGGCAAGTCGCACATTGTGGCCGCGCTGTGCAAGGACGCCTTGCAGACTTGGCCAGAGACTCGTGTTCTGATGCTGACCCATGTGAAAGAACTGATTGAGCAGAACGCTGAGAAGATGCGCCAGCACTGGCCAGGTGCTCCAATGGGCATTTACAGCGCCAGCATTGGCCGGCGTGATCTGGGCGAGCCGATCACGTTTGCTGGCATCCAGTCGGTGCGCACCAAGGCGCGTGAGCTGGGCCACATCGATCTGGTGATCATCGACGAGTGCCACCTAGTCAACCACAAGGACGAGGGCGGCTACCGCACGCTGTTGGAGCAGCTTGCAGCGATTAACCCAGCCATCAGGG